AATGTTCAGCTCAGGAACTAGCGAGGGCTCATATACCACAGCCAACCTGCCTCGATGAAAGGCAGAGGCGACTATTTGAAAGCGGTATTTCAAGGACCCACGCCACTGATTAAACGGAAGTGTTACAAACGACAAAGGCGTTTGCATATACGCATCTGCTGGCGTTAAATCCACAACAGGTGCAACCATTGGGTGAACAGCAATAGAATAAATTCTACGATCAGCAAATTGGCCATTGTTCCAAACAAAAGAATCAATCCATGCTTCTTTCTTTGCAACATAACCAATTGCCATCTGATCATCCGAAGGTAAACCCGCTGTTTGTGGATCAATCGTAAGCTCTTGCTTAGGATCTAATGCCAACTTAAATAGCGTGTCACCACCACTAAAAGTGGCCATATTCGCGACCGTCATTGGTCGTTGAATTAATGGGTCACTAATAATTGGTGGCCGCGAAAATCCGAATAAACGGGCAACATCTGCCGCTGCTCCTGCTGCAATATGCGTAGCTCTTGCGAATTTACCAATAACTGGTATTTCCGTAAAATAAGCTGCGTAACTTGCAACAGCAGAAGCCGGACCAGATATCATACCATCATTCTGATATTCGTCTGTATTTTTGCTTTCCTTGATAGGAGGTGATTTCTTCTTACCACCCTTCTTCTTCTTAGCTCCAGTTACAACCATATCTGATTGTGCTACAGCTGTAGAGGTAAGGCCTGTGAGAGTAACATCTTCCATCCAAGCGAAAACAGTAATTGTTAGGGGATCTGTTGCACCATTGTTATGTTGTAGAGTATTCAACTCCCACATCTCAATTCTCCCCATTCTATCAATCGTCTCCGAATCTTGCAAATCAATATAATTAGTTGCCGCAAAAAACGGCCAATCAATATGACTTGGTTGATTCGTAGCAGGATCAATAAAAATATGAGGTCTTTGAGAATAAAAAGTTCTACCTACAATCATAGTCTTAGGCCCTGGCACTCCTGTATTATTTAAATAATTAGTAGTGAGAAAGCCTGTAGACAAATCAAGAGTTGAAGTGTTATTATCATAACGAGTTGGTCTACAACCAACAAACACCCTACCATAATGATAAGGTGAACCGTTAATTAAAAACTTCAACTTCAAAGTACCGTGCAACAGTTTAAAAGTTTCTAACTTATTTAATACTCGGGCATCGCCTAAAAACAACGCCCAAGGATTAAATACGTCAACGAAAGGAGTGGCAGCCCCTACTGTCCACTCTCTCCGAAAAACCTCAATCGGACGCATAAGAAAATCACTCAACTGTGCATTCTCCTGAAAACCCTGCAAAAATGTAGGGTCTGCTGTCATCATACCAACTTTTAAATCGATCTGTTGCTCAGCATCAGCAAATTGCACATTCTGTTCAACTTCTTTTGTAGTGTCAGTTGTACCAACATCTTCTACAGCATCTGATTGAGCCATTCCTACCCCTTTCGGGATAGAAGTGTTTGACCTGTCGACTTCTTTGTCAGTCTCCAAGCCTAGATGATAAATAAATTCAATAATATCATCTGCAGTAATACATTTATCGTCCAACAACGCGTCACGAACCCAACTGCGTTCAACACGTGTAAAACTTAAATATCTTACCAAATTAATTTGCCGCACATTTAAATGATGGGTACGGACTCCATCAAAAATCGTTAGTTTTTCCATATACGATAAAATTTAAGCGCATTACGCTAAAGAAAACAAGTTTATGGTGTTTGCCACTTAGTTTATTCGTCATTTTCGGACTATGTTGGTTTAACGTCATTCCGGACGTAGTTTAACGTCATTTCGGACTAAGCCAACTAAACTTGAGTTATCTTATTTTCTTTATCGCTTGGACAAAACAATGTACTACAATTATGACAATATTTACAATGACAATCATCACAATCCAATTCACGGTATAAATGTTGCAAATGTATAATGCAACAACAATCGCGAAAAATAATACATTCATCCAAAATATAAGCATTAGAATCATCACTAATGTCAGAATATTCTGAAGAAACCTCAACATCCGATTGAGCAATAGCATCACTATCATAACAAATAATATGCATTTGCTTATAGGTCGGTAATGAGGTGACTCCAAGATATCCCCACAAATTGTAATCGTCTAATATTTTACTTAAAAACTGACGATGTTTTTCAAATGACTTCCTGCCATATTGAAAATATTCACGACACGCACTTTCAACAATCTCTGCACATTGGTGCTCAATTGTAATTGTACGTGACGCTGTACACACTGTGAGCATCTTTTTAATAGATTTTTCATCTAAGGGAGCTCGTATAAAACGATCTTCCCTTTTAACAAAAAATCTCTTAAGAAAACTTGCTTCACTAATGTCTATAAAAGGAACCGATTCCGACTCCTTATCCGCCATAGTATATTCAACACCATATTTTCCTAAAGCCTTACTAATACGAGTATGATTAAAAGCATCAACATTTGAAGTTGCAATATTATCATCTCCATAAGTAACTAAAGAAAAATGTTTGTCGAAAAAATCATCAAAATTGATATCCATATTTTCTTCAACTGCTATATCTTTACATGCTAACATCATATATAAACAGTTAACAATCGAATTAATTATAGTCGTCAATGAGTGACCTGACGGATTTGTCCCATAAAATTCGACAATAGTCCCTGAAACATTAGTTATTGGATAAATAACCTCAGTAGCTACGGCTTCCATAAGAAGAATATCTTCTTCTGGAAAACCAAAATTACGAGCTAATCCAATTAAAATTTCAAAGGCTGCTGTCATTATGGCAGGTTCCATTCGCTTATCAAAGCTGGAATAATCCCCAGCAATAACGCGGTCAGAACCAAAACGGACTATGTAATTATATAACACAGTCCAATCTTTACCTACAGCGTTAGCTCCAATGGCGCATCCAAACTTGTGACGATATTTGCCACTAAATAATGGAATACACCACAAAAAAGCCTGACGCTCTAATAAAGATAAAAATAGAGATGCAGAATTAAATAACCTGCACTTATCCTTGCGAACTTTTTCAGCTGTAATTGGTTCATCTTTAAATGTAAAATCCCAAACGGCTGTAATACGTTCACCTTTCTTGATCCTATCTAAAGCGGTGTTAACTTCAGCTGCAATATCATCGGTTAAATAATAATTAACCATATGATCAGCTGTTGCTTCACCTAACTTAAAATATTTATCCTTTCTTCCTTTATGCGCAAAACCACCAGAAGTTTTAACGGGCAACCTATTAATATAGGGCACACCGTCTAAACCATTGATAGCAACGCTCATGGGATAAACATTAGGATCAACATGAATGTCATTCTTACGAACGACATCCAAATAAATCTTCAAAAGAGAATTCTTCACCTCCTCTATATAAGCAGGTGGAAAATGACTCTTTTGACACATCTTATCAACTGTCATTGTCAGACAATTTCGACTATTAACACCCTTTGGTGAAAAATACTCAACATCGAGCATTCCATAATAATCTAAAACATCTTGACAATAAACAGTATGGCAAACCAAAGATTTAAGCTTTGGTCGAAACAAATCCAATGATCCATATACTAAAATGCTTGAACCTTCCTTAAGATTTCTTACAGGACACTTTTCATGCAATTCTTGACTAATAGCCAAATCTTGCGTAGTGACGTAAGTCTCATTAAGATCCAAACCATTATATGATAATGGAACCATTGATTTCGTCTCAAAATGCAAATCCTTCTGTAACAAAGGACAACAATAAATTTCAATGTTCTTAAAAGCTTTCTGCAAAGCTACATGAAATCCAGCAATAAAGCAACCATTATTAGTTTTAACTAAATAAGGTGCACCACAGAGACCTAAAAATGTTTCTCTGTGAGCATACGCTTTATAACCAAAATATTCAAAAAGAGCTTTCCGACTCGATTGAACATAACGCAACGGAGCGGATTGAAAAGCCTTAAACTCAAAAGTGACTAACTCACCTTCGGTATCACGGCCTTTCAAAATCCCCTCAGTCTTGCCAACAAACATCTTATCTTGAAGCATAAACTTTCGAACATCTCGAAAAGTACCAAAAGTTGGTGATTTAACAATAACATAATCATAATTATGGTCTAAAACTATAAAATTAGTTTCATCCAAAGTCATAAATTGTATTGTTGCACCAAACTTTTGTTTCTTATTATTCCTATAAGCAGTAATAAAACACTTAAAATCGCGTTCTTTTAACTGCTCATAAGAATGTTTTGGTATAATAGCAACATTCCCGTAAATTCCAAAAACATTTACGTAAGTATGTGCACCTTTATACTGAAATTTAAGCATCATAATATTTCGCTCAACCGCAGCCAATAATTGTGGCATTGTGGTTGTTGACGGAACACCATCAAGCTTAGTCATATCCTGATATTTAACTTCCCAATAATCGTCTTCGTCGTCACCATCTTCTTCCGAAGCTTGTGCTTGAGCAATCTTTTTATCAGAAGTAAAAATACCGGATAAACTATACATAGCAATCATAATTGATAAAGTAGAGAAAATAGCTGTCAAATTAAAAGCATTCAACAAATCCTCTCTATTTTTATTAATTATAGATACTAAAACATCTTTGCCAGTAATTTTTTCAATTAAAGTACGTGCATAATCATTCATTCTACGTCTACGATGAGATAAAAATGAATTATCATTATCTTGGCGGGTAAAAGTAATGTTAAACCACTTTACAACTTTAAGAGCTACACTTAGTGCAAAACTCTCGCAATTGCAAAATGAAAAACAAAACGCCATCCAAGAAAAACACATCATACTAAAACTGGCAAAATAACGCTGAAAATAATTCGACCAACTATCTCGATTTTCATCGATATAAGTATCAGTCGAATCAGGCGTTTCTGATCGTTCAACTCCACGTAAATCATGAATTGAATCATAATGTGCATCAGCTTGCGCTTTTGCACAATCGCACAACAATGATGTCATTTTACAAGTAGAACACGATGATGACCCTAAAAAATGATCACCTGCAATTCGTGCTCTATCTTGTTGTTCATAACGTGGAATTAAAATATCATCTTTCAAAAAATACGCCAATTCCTTAAGGCAACACCAAGGAACATTAGGGTCAACAACCCATTCTCTTTGGTCTTTATGCCAAAAAACTGGTGAATTAACACCATTATTATTGGTAAACCGCTTCATACGAAATTCGTGAAGATCAAAATTAAGAGGATTATCAAGATCCCCTTTCAATCTTGTTTCTCCTTCAACTCTATATTCTTCGCGAACCTGACAAAGTATAAATAAAAACCGGCGGTAAATACCACCTTGCTGTTTAAATACTTCATCAAATCCACAATCACTAAAGTTTGAAGTAATCATCACTTCATTACATAAAAATTGAATCTTACCTTTATTTTCAAGCTCAGCTTGCTCTGTAATCAACGGATTATCATTAATAAAATCAATCAATTGCATAACAGGCCCACCTTGAATAGCCGCCACTAAATCGGATTTAAATTGCCCGCAATCATCCAATACTATACTAGTATGGGATGATGTAAAACCGGACATATATTTATCCCGATAATTAAAATTGTAACGGCGTTCAGGGTCATATCCAAAAGGATTACGACCTAACTCCTTGTCAATATCTCCTTTAATTTTAAGGATCTTATCGACAATTTGAGTTTTACCAACACTTGGTGCTCCAATAATGGCTGCTGCCCATGGTGCATCACGTGTACGGCAAACTTCCATCTTCAATAAAACACGCATTTTTGCTCGCTCGAGAACACCCATCTCTATTTTAAGATGTCCTTGTAAAGCTTTATCAGATGTAGTTACTCTAATTTCTTTATTCATTTCCATTAGAGTTTCTATATTAGCTAAATAACTTTTCCACGTAAATTTATGCTCAGATTCTACTCCAGTCCGAACATCTACACATGGAAAATTACAAACTAAATCTAGTTTATCTGCATAAAAAGCATGCCATTGAAAGTGTTGATTATAATCTAAAATAAACTTATCATCATATGATAACCTATCTAAAGATTTATATTTAACACAATCTAAAATGCGTTCAACAATATATAAAAAACTGTCAACACATCTAATTGAAAATGGCAATGCATGAGAACGTTCTCGTTCACGTCTCATTGCATTAACTTGAACTTTTGAAAAGCCCATCCAATCAGAACCAATTTTATATTTTAAACAAACTGGTAAAGACAAAATACAAGATAAAAATACCGTCATCTTATTAGAAAACTCAGAGTTTAATTTCTCTGTAGCTTGATTCGTAAAATGTCGAATATTATTTATAAAATCTTGTGCTTTACTAATCGTTTTAATATAAAAATCTGACTGTGCTATACCAATAATTTGATCACCAAATAAATTCATGAATAAATTAATGATATAATCCCCTAATAATTTAAAAATCTGTAAGGGTCGCAGATTTAATAACCGACTAACGGCAACCATAATAGCATCTAAAAATTGCATAACAGTTTTACAATTGTTAATGCCTGTATATAAATGATATAAAATGGCCGTAAAGTCGGCTACTGTTACCTTAATACCTAAGGCAACTAAATCTATATTGTTATTCAATATAGAATTATCCACATAATCGTTGAATTGCAATTGAGCAATTCTACGAACTGCGTGGAATTTAATCTTCTTTGGTACATATGTACTAAAAATATTAGACTCCATTGAACCTGTTAAAAGTCGGTCCACACTCTTTCTTAAAAATCTTTTCATTTTCAAGTATTATTTCGGGCATTACCCGTATATAAAAATATTTGTTATCGCTGTTTTGGCAGCGTCTCATACGAGAAGTACTATTATAATGAAAATGACACAATAATTTTCTTACAAATTAAACATTGAATTAATAAAATTCTTCGAATAATCATGTCAGGATCTATGATATAAAATAGTGTATAATAGATTTATCGAACTACTGAATTTCAGTAGCGAAAATTTGCAATTGTTCAAAGTACAATCATAAAAACTTATAAAAATTTGTTCTTTAACGATGAACTAATCGACTATTTATATATTTTTGAAATTGAGGGTTCTTTAATAAGATACAAAGGAGCAAAATCTCCCAAATACTTTAATAAAATTTGTTGTTAACGTCATAGCTTAATCGACGATACATTAAAGTTTTAACTTTACTATACTGTAAAAATGAGTGAGAGATTCTACTCTCACACACTTCAAATTAACTCTATGAAATTAAATGAAAATGAGAGCTGTAGAATATATTTAAGGCTGAAATTAATCGCCACGCAAATAATTCTGCGCTGTCAAAATAACTCCGTATGGCTGTTACCAT